TCCATAACACCACTTATTATGCCGCCGGCACCTCTTGCCATTCCGCCTAATGTTTTTGCCATTGGACCGAGGAATGGTATATTTGGCAATTTAGGACCTAACATACCTAATAGGTTAGGTGCCATTCTGCCTATTCCTTGCATTAATGCTCCGCCGGCATATTTTGCAACTTTGTATCCACCGTAACCTGCTGCTATAGATGCTGCACCGCCTGCAAATTTCCCAAACGACCCATTACCGAATATACCTGATACAAATTTGTTTATGCCACCCAACACATCACCGAACTTACTTAATGCAGTTGTAACTCCTGACAACACATCTGCCATAGTATTCATAGTAGGTATTAATACTGGTAAGACTACTTCTAACAATAATCTGTCTAATGCACTATGGAACCCGGTCATAGCCGTTGCTACCTTTGCGTTAGTATCAAGTATCTCTTTAGACTTCTTCAATTCAGCTTCTTGCATTTCTGCAACAGATTTATAACCTTGTTCTCGGGCATCCTTCTCTAATTCTGCTTGACTCTTAGTATTAGCTATAGCAATTGTCAACTTACCTAGTTCATCATTCATACCAGCTGCTAACGGATTGAATTGTGCCATCCGTGTTAACTGACCGCTCTGAACTAGATTACTATCCTTTATACCAGATTGGAATTCGCGCATTGCGGCTGTAGTATCTTGGCCGGCCTTGGCTAACTCGATAATATTCATCAGCTTAGGTAACTGACCTGTTTGTGCTGCTAACATATATAGATTCTTATTGTTAGCCATCATTGCAGCAACACCGCCGGTGCTCTGTGATACTATCAGGTCAGTGAATTCTTTTTGTATATCAGAACCAAACACCCCCAACGACGTTATGCTTTGTTGTAAGTTTGCCCTTGCACCATCATTCAATGTAGCCATAAACGCCTGGAAAGCAGGTTGTGCTACAACATCTCGTGTTTGCTTAAGTAATTCGTCTCTACTCTTACCAGACATTTGTGCCAAGTCGTTAATACTTGACAAGAATGTTTTACCGCCTGCTACTAATGATGCAGATGTTTGTTTTTGCAACATTCCACTTTGACGTTGAATGTCTAGGTAAGTCATAAATGCATCTTGACTCTCACTTTGAGTCATTGCTAAGTCAGAACCGTTGTGGGTTAACTCTTTGAATCCTTTATTAAGTTCGACAAGTCTCTTGCCACCTAATATTGCAAATGTTTGACTATGTCTGTTAATAATGCCAGTGAAATCTCTGAGGGACAATCCACTTGCACCAACGGCTTCATTTAATCCATCTAATCCACCTGAAAATCTTACACCCGATGCATAACTCTCGATGAATGCCTCATTTAAGTTATCTATCTGAGTATGTGCAAATTCGAACAGACCTGCAACTTCGCCAACTATAGCAAAACCCTTACTAAGGTGTGCAATAGTATCTTCTAAATCTATCGATCTATGTTTGAAATAACTGCTAGCGGTGTTAAATATGCTGCTTATAGATGAGATATTTAGGCTATTCTTCATAGCCGATAGTGATTCACTTATACTTTTACTGTTAGATAGTATTGATGAACGTGTCTTTAATTCTTCACTTCTATATATTGGTATGAAGTCGTCATATTCAGACTTTATTTGTTGTCGTACACCCGACAGCCCGCTGTTTATTTCAGAAGTTTGCTTTTGGATAGCATCAATCTGATCCTTAGTCATAGATGACTTCATATATTGAAGTAGTATTCGATTAGTCGAACCAGCCTCGTTAAGTAGTTTTATTAACGTTCGCTCTTGGGCCCATAAATCGGCATATCTATCAATCGTGCTGTTATCAGCCATAAATTATATCCAAAATCATTATATACCAGTATTAATACAACAATAAATACTAATATAATTCTACGTCGGGATGATTCCCAATGATATTTATCGGAGTATAAACATGGCAAATAACCCACTTCAGCAGTTTTTCAGACAACCATCTGTAATACTTAAACTGCCTACTCTTGGTAGATGGTACACGCCTAACGATGTATCAGTAGATGTTAACTCAGAAGTTCCTATATATGGTCTGAGTGCATTAGATGATATCATGCTTAACACACCAGATGCTATGTTAAACGGGCAAGCATTAGAGAAGGTTATATGCAATTGTGTGCCAGCCATTCACAATGTCAAACACCTCCTTATACCTGACCTCGAAGCTATCTTTTTAGGTATTAAGATGGCAACAAATAACGGCAAGTATGATATTGAACGTAAATGTCCAAAGTGTAACCATGAAAATACATTCGAAGTCAATTGCGCAACTATTTTAGACACTATGTCGTTTATTACTGATTCTGATACAGAAGTACTATTCGACAAGAAACTAAAGGTTAAAATTAAGCCTTATAGTTTTGAAATGCGTCATTTGTTTATGCAACACCAGTTCGAACATGAAAAAGTACTACGAGTCTTAGATGATGACAAAAATGAGGTAGCTGATACTTACAGTAAAGCAGAAGCTGTTGCAGAAAGCATAAAGCGCTTATCGTTAACGACTTTGGAAATATTAAGCAAAGTCATTGAGAGCATCACCATTTTAGATGCATCTAATACTGTCGTGACAGATCAAGAACAGATATACGAATGGGTTCTTAATATCCCTAAAGCACAAGCCGATAACATTATTGATGCTGTTACACGTATCAATAAAATTGGTCCGGATAAAACAGTTAATGCAAAGTGCACCGAATGTGGCCACGAATGGGACGAAACGTTAAATTTTGATCCAGCAAGTTTTTTCATGCAACGCTAGCATCCTCGGACCCTAACTTAATTAGGGGTATGTTAGCGACAATGGACAGAAACAGAGATCTCATAGATGAAGAAGTAGCTACGCTTGTCTATTATATGAACGGCGGCCTTGACTGGAATGACGCTTGGCAGACTACAGCAAAGCAACGTAAAACAATGTCTAAGGTAATTGAAAAACATTTCAATGCAATGAATCCTAAAGGCAGTGAAAAATTAATCTGAACTATTCATTATCTATACAAGTTTTGTTCATTTATCTATTCATACTTAAGTGATAAGCTAAACGCTTATCAGTTACTAGTGTTATTTCTTTTCGATTTCATCTCATTCATAACACTAGTAACGTTTTTTAATAACTGATATTATAAGCTCTTAAGATATTGATTCTGATAGATTTATGGTCATGATGCTCCCCTTACGGGGAGTACACCAAAAAAGTTTGTTCTGATTAGTTGTTCAGCCGTGTCGTTGATCACCCTATGTTTTAAAACAAGCTGGCGGAACGCCTGGTTCCAGCAATTGTGGTGTGATGCTCAGAGATAATCTCTACGTTCGGTTGTGGGGTGGCTACCACGCCATACTACAGCCAATACGACATCAAACACTGTAATACGCTATGTTGTTCTTATACATGCCAAGCCGGCAAGATATAAGCATAATCCTTTCATCTGTCTTTCTGACCAGGGCTTCACAGACTGTGTCCCCGACGTGAGTATGCCAACCTGCTCGTTAACCTTTCCACGGGTAGTTCTTACTACAATATTTTTGTCAGTATGGTGTTTTGTTGAGAAGTGAGCTATTAAGATTTTTCACATCGCGTGAAAAATAACTGAGATTTGCGCCAACTGCAAGGGCGGGAAGCCTGAGAAACCCTATTAAGATATCAAGTCCATGGGTCAATCAAATACCACATGCGTTAGATTAATAATCCGGGAGTAACTGAGCCTAAGAAGTTTGTGTTAAAGAAATAGTCTTGAGCTTTAACACAAAGTTAACTGTGAATGTTTATGTGCCTAATATGTTCTATATTGTTGTAGCGGCACGATATGATTGTCTATATTAATTTAGAATTTTTCAAGACATATTCTAATATATCAATCAATCTTTGGTTTGATGATGGCGGACCTTTAATATTATGCTTTAATGCAGGAATGCTATTCTTAGCATCGTATTCAAATTGTGTCTTTGTATATTCCATTTTGTTCCCTTGCGAATTCTCTTCTTAACCGTATATCGTCAAGAATCTCGTAAACTATGATTAAGAATATTTCTTTGTTAAATATCTGTATTTCTTTGTTAAATTTTTGATAGGTCATTTTTTTGAAAAGAAGTTGTCAATAAGATCTATTAAGTTTGCACTATTTTCGGTTAGCATTTTCATGCTAATTGCTTTCCATGCAACAGCTTTCTGTTCGTCATTAGCTTTTGTGTATTTCCGTCCGATATAGCTATCAAATCTTTCACGTAGGCTATAACAAGGTCCTGCAGGTGTTGCATGTAAGTTAACCATTGGCTTTTTAACCCAAGGCATACGCTTTGGTGGTTCAACCGCACTGCTTACAACTTGCTTCTTTACAACCTTTTCTTTAACTATTTTTTCTTTAACAGCGGTAGGTTTAACTTTAGTTGCAACAACTTTTTCTTTCTTTTTGACAACTTTTTTTGCAGTTTTTGCTTTTATTTTTGACTTCATGGTTTGTTTCCTACATACTAACTGTGTTGATGCTTTTGAGCTGGCATCAATTTATGAGCCTTGAACCGGGACTGTTTTAACTGAGCAGTTCCGGTTATTTTTTGGCTCGATGATTGCAACACCAGTCAACAAACATAGTTACAATATATACCAGCAAACCGATACATATGTCAATGACATACTGTGTTATATTACTTTAAATGCTTGCCGAGTTCTGCAATGAGAATCTGCTTTTCATCCTCGGTCAGATTAGCAACAAACCTTGACCAATATAGTGATCGATTAGCCATATTTTTGTGTTGCAATTCGTCAGGGGTCAGGTTTGGTACAATAAATCGCATGTTACCGACCATTTTGTTATAGTACTTTCTGTCGCCGTTCTCTAACGTAGTTCTAAATACATCTTCAAATATTTGTGCTTCAACTTCAGCATAATGTAACGATGCTTTGGTCTTGTGTAACGATTCAATGTAAAATGAAAACTGTTCTTTACCATTTACTAGTATAGCATCATTAATATGTTCAGATGAACTAGTGTATGAACGCCATTTAGAATCTGATCGTACAACTTTTCTATTCTTCTTGTTTTTAACTATCTTTCGTTTAGTAGATCTGAATTGCTTTTTACCAATGTAATGCTTACCAGTTTTGTTATCTACAATGCGGTAGATGAATCCAAACCACTCGTCTGGGTCAAACTCTAACGGGTATATCCAATGTCCGGTATCCATACATATCTCCAATGCATTGTATTTACTGGAGATATCGTTGGTTCAGACTAATTAGACGAACGCAGTACCATAATCATATGTAAATGTAGAGAATCCGTTTTCCTTAATAACTGTGAGCACATTCGCTGATCTCGTTATTAATTCTTCACGATGTGATATAATGAATACGTTCTTATTACGTTCACGTTCCATTTTCTTAAGTATAGAAATAGCACCTTCTAATCCTGCAGAATCTAATCCACTATCTAATAGCTCATCTACAAATATAAGATCGATTGCGGTATTAGTATTTTCAAATATATCTCTGAATGCCATACTAAGACCCAATATCAATCTAGTACGTTCACCACGTGATAAGTTATCAAAGTCTAAGTCTTGTCCTAACATAGATATTTCTGTGCTAAGATCATTTAAGAATTTGATTTGATGTGGTAAGCCTAGCTTATCTAGATACTCTCCTAGACGCTTGTTGAGATATGCTAAATTCTGATCAACTATGCGTTTACGTATAAAGCTATCTTTACTAGTTAATAGCTTTAGCAAGAACTCTTGATGTTCACGTGCACGAGTTAACTTGTTAAGTTCATCATAAGTAACTTCTTGCAATGTATCTGTTAAGCTTTGTGCTTGGTCGGCATACGGATTTATTGCAGCTTGCTCTTTAAGCAAATCTTTGTGCAATTGACTGACAGTGTTCTTATGCTCTAATGCTTGCGTCAATGTGCTATAAAACGGCTTTGGTTTAACCATGCTATTAAACACAACGGCTATCTCGTCAAGCTGTAACTGTAATTCTTGTTGTTCGGTACGTTCGACGGATATTTGTGAGTCCAATTGCGAAATGCGACTCTCTAATTCGGACATAATGTTGTCGTGTGTATGGCCTTTAATACTTTGGCTGCACATAGGACAACTATTGCCTTCGGCTTTACTATATTGTATAGCCAATGCATTTAGTTGAGTATCTAACTGTCCCACATGACGTTGCTTCACTTGAATGTCACGATTAAATTGGGCAACACCCGCACTAAGTTCTTTATAAACATCGTTATCTTTGTGGGCCTGCAACTCTACGTCTATATCAAGTAATTCTAATTGTGCAATAGCAGCTTCTAAGGTTGATATCTCGTTAATATGATTGGTATCCCAATTAGAGACCTTGCGCTTGAATTCCTCGATAGTACTACTAATTTTATCGTTAGATGTTCTAATAGTTCGTATCTTAAATTCTTCTTGTTCGATTGACGCTTTAGTTAACTTAATAAGTTCTTTCAAGTTATCAGCTTTTTGGCTAAGCTGGGTTATACCTAACAACTCTTCGATTATTTCTCTTTGCTTAGCAGCACCAAGATTAAGAAATGGTTCAGTGTATGTGTTAAGAGCAACAATATGCTTAAACAATGTATGACTCATACCAAGCAAGTTATCGATGACAGCTTGCGTTTCTTTACTCTCACCTTGTGATTCATCAGTGTCTTGACTGTTAACATGTTCGTCATCTACGATAAACTTAAAGAAGGTAGGCTTACGTCCACGCTCAATTCTATAATTATGTCCATTAACTTCAAAATTAATACTAACAGTCATATTCTTACCGTTAATTTTATTAATTAAATTCTCTCGCTTAATGTTACTAATAGCTTGTCCGTATAGCGCATAGCTTATAGCATTAACCAAAGACGTCTTACCGACACCATTTCGTGATCCGTTGCCACCAAGATCTAAATTCTCACCTAATACTAATGTTATACCATTGCGTTCAAGGTCTACTGCCTGGGCAACACTACCAACACTCATGAAGTTCTTCATAGTAACTGATTTAATGCGTAACAATATTAAATTCCTTGATATATCTTTATTAGTTCTTGTGGGTCAATGGTATTACTTTCGATACTATTCAGGTGACTGATGACTATAGTATCAACACTTTCAAAATTTATATCTGCATCTGCTGCAAACTCAGTATCTTCTGCTCTCAATGATTGTAATGTTATTTCTTTAGCATGTAACTCTTGTTCTAGCATATTCTTGATAAAGTTTATTTCTTCATAGTCTACTGAGACATCTATCGTTATCTGTGCAAACGTATCTTTATCGATATATCTATACGGATCTGACATTACCTGACTTAATGTTAAGTTTCTATATTTTGGCGCATCGGGAAAACTTTTAAATGTTGGTTCTTTACCTGGTTCCCAAAACATAATGCCGCGCTCGTCATCCCATGCATCTGCAAAATTATGTGGGAAACAGTTACCTATGTAGTAAATGTTACTATTCATCTGACGTTTATGGAAATGACCACTGAAGACTTGCTGTTGGTGCTTAAAATGGTCTTTGTTCAACATACCTGTATCGTGCATAGTCACCATTGCATTCATTTTAAAATGGGGTAACTCAAAATGTCCGAACATATATGGTGATGTTATCTTAGGAACATCTTTCCACTCGTCACCATACAACCAAGGAACAAATGCTATGTCTCCGATGATTTGGGTATGATCTATTAAATGGATGTTTTCAAACTGCTCAATATACGGTATGCTGTGAATTTCGTGTTTGTCTCTGTAGAAGACATCGTGGTTGCCTAACAAGAATACAACATTGTCAAAATAATCGTTGAGAAGTTTTAATCCGCTAACACTGTAATTTAATGTAGAGATGTTGATAGCAGATCTAACATGGTGCCAATCGCCTGCGAATATGCAAGTCTTAGAACCCCATTCTTTTGCTTCTTCGATTGCCCATTTTATAAAATTTTCACACGTTGCATTATGATCACGACTGTTATTTCTTAGCCCATAATGCAAATCTGTGAATACGACAGTTTTACTAAAGTCTATTGTTCTTGATAAATGTTGAGCTTTCATACTACATTATGTTAAGATTATCAATAGTCTGTCAACTTTAGACTATGTTGATGCAGTTAGCATCCATAGATAACTTGTGTTAGGATTGTCGACACGTGTATAAATCCGTGTTGAACCCTTGACGGTTGTATCCTAGTATATTATACCCTGCTTGATTATATCCACTTCAATCATACCCGGCTTTGTTATAACCATGCATGTTAAATGCATCATTGTTGACAATAGATATTACCGAATCATATAAATTGTCATTATTAATATTTCCATCGGCATTAATACCAGCAGAATTAAAACCGTGTTGGTTGTATCAGGCCTTATTGTAGCCCGAGCAATCAAATTGCAATGCTACATTAAAATCTCTAATCGTCCGTTCCCTAGAAAAGAAATACCATGATTCAATTGAATTGAGTTCTAACAACATCGCAGCATCTCGCCAAACTGTAGACGGATTAAGACCATTCGCCCCTAGTACAAGCACAGCCAACCCACCTAAGTTAAACGAGTTGTTGTACCCCCCCATCTCTCTTGATTAATACATCGACAGGTCATTGTTGAATATATTAACAACAGTTGAAAACTTTTCAATATTCATTAATTAATACTCCCATTTTGACTGGTAAATTATCATCAAAATAGCATAAATTATTCCAAAATGCAACCAAATAAACTTACATTATTGCTAGTTATTTCAACTAGTTATAATATTAAAATAGCAGTCGATATTAGACTTTTAGTTCATACACCAGCTGACCACAATCCCAAACCTTTGTATACCCGTTTGCGCTCATATTGTCTGATTCTGATAATGATTTGTCAAAGATAGGCAGTTTGTCTGCTAACATATGTTTTTGGAATTGAAGTCTAGTCCCTGCATATTCGCCGTTGCGCTTAATATAATAATAACCTGGCTTAGAACTTTTTATATAGTTAAATCCTAATGTTGTATATAAATTGCCGATACTCCATCTACGGTTACAATAACTAACAATGCTGGTCCCCGACGTGCAATTGTTTTTAATAAAATATTTTAGTAATTTGCTAGCACCCCCGGTAACTGCAATTCCGTCAGCACATGCAAACCTAAGTAGTTCCCAGTTATATTTTTTATCATACCTACTTTTGCCAAATGACATTGCAGCCAGTATAGTTCCATCTGCATTAGCCAGACCGAAAGCAACAGAATGTCCACATTTACCTTGGAGATGATTTTTCTCAAAAAAACTAGCAGCCTCTTTTTTTGTAAGTCCTACGACTGTTAAAGTTCTTGCACCTACTTTTTTGTTTAATCCTATCACATGGTTTATTTTATCTAATATCACTTCTCGCTTAGTAAAAACTTCCCAATCAAAAAATTGTAACAATAATAGATTCTTATGATTTGCTAACATAGTTTTGTTTAAATGATATTCTGAAGTTTTGCCTTGCCGCTCACTATGATAATATGCACCGTTAAGTTCTATACCCACGTTACATGATGGTATTAAAATATCTACTTCATACGGGTGTAGCACTTTACGATCATTATGTATTACATCTATGTTGTGGGATATTATGTAATCAGAAATATCTTTTTCCATAACAGACCGGAAATGTTTCTTTATTTCGATGCCATGTTTATGAAAATACTTGCATAAATTACTACTGCTTATATTTAACATATCTGCAATTTCGCTGATGCTTTTACCATTCTTGTTTTGTTCAGTTAACCAGTCAACGTCGTGAATTTTTTCATATGCATATGTACTGTAATGATTCTGTTTTAATGTAGCTGACGCTTTTTCTGTAATTGATTTAATTTTACGCGGATGGTCAACACCATACCTGTCAAATACTGTGGTATTAATTTTCTTTCGTATTGCTAGCGATGATAGCACATTTGGAACACCGTACTTTTGAATATTTGTATTTGCTAATTTAGCCTTAACAATGTCACTATGCATAGGATTGTTAACGCCATATGTGTTCATTGTAGTCTCTTGCATTCGTGCAAGGATTGCAGAACTCTGGGCAGGGTATTCGACACCAAATTTGTCTAAATTTGTTTGTTTAACGTTATTTTTAAATTCGTCTGTTTTACTATAATGTGCTGCCCCATATTTTGCTAAACTGGTGCTTTTAACTTTTTCGTTATATTCGTCAGTTTTACTAAAATGAGCTACACCATATTTTTTAATATTTGTTTCTTTAATCTTATCTTGTGTGTATGTTGCAGTACATTTATTGCTACAATAATCTCTATATCTGTGTAAATCAGGATGCCATTTTAAATCAGATCCACATTTACACACTGGTATTTTATCACCATTTAAAACATGCCATAAAATTTGTCTGGCATTTGTCGACGCTAGTTGATTACTGACAGTTTTATATTCGTTAGCAAATATAGATGTTTGTAGTTGTGTCCACGATAATCGTTTTTGTAACAATAGTGTTTTAGACTCTGAAATAATATCCATGCAATATTTATATACCCTTTGTATATTGTACTGCATTGATGATGGTAAATCAAGTTTTCTCGGGGCTAGTCGGAATTACCTTATTACGCATTAATCGTTTCATATCGTCGTCTACTTGGCGTGAATAACTTGGCATTGCGCCATGCATTGTTAGTAAGTCATCCCGTATGTTTTGATTTTTCTTTTCTATATTTAAAATTCTAGTAAAGCTATTAGCAAGGGCCGCCGTATAGTACGCGAAAGGATTGGGTACTTCACTTCTACTTTCATCAAACTGTAGACCAATTTGACTTAGTTGTAATAACGCCTGACTCTTCATTTCCTCAAGGTAAGTGTTACCGGTTAAATAAACTTTTCCGTTACGTCGTGCCATAAAGCTACCATATTCGGTTTCCGGACACCATACCATACCTTTATAATATGTTGTCGGTACGTTTGGATGGGTATGTTTGCCTGTACCTTTAGAACCTCGTCCATTTCTCTTACCACCGTGAAACTCTATGCATTCCACTTTTGTTTTATTTTTACGAGGTGAAAATAAATTGATATTATAATATGTAACAGGCTTACCAAATGATTTATGATTATCAACATAATGTGAATTTGTTTTGGTGCCATTTATT